ATCATTAAATTTAAATACATCTTCAGCTACATCAATTAATTCTGGTTGGTCTAGGTTTAAAGCAATAAAAGTTTCTAGCTTTGTAATTTCTTGGGTAATGATTGTTTCAATAACATTATATAAAACATTAATAGTCACATCATCAAATAGAACGCCTACCGCTAGATTAATATCTCTACCCCCTACTTCAATAATGAGATTAGTTATCTTTCCTGAAAAATCAAAATTTCCTTGATATTGTTGATATCCACTATTAACGCCTGAAGCTGATAAAACATCAGTACCATTAAAGACTTCTGTATTTCCATTTCTACCAATGACTTTCATATAAACACTATCTTGGTTATCTTGTTTATCTACTTTGATTGTATATTGAGTTTGACCGCCATAATTAATATCTAGTTCTGAAATATCTACTTGCTGATAAAAGGTGGTTAAATTAGCATCTGTAATCTCAGCACATCTATCTGTGCCTAATTCATTACAATATGTTCCTGTAGGCATGGATGCACTTCCTTGTCCACCCCAATCATAGTCCATATCACCTTCTTTAGATGTAGAAACAAATCCGTTAGTTCCGTCTAATAAATCACCACTATCTTGATTAGTGACTGTGGTTGTAGTTGTGGTGGTGGTTATAGTTTCAATAATAGTGATACCTGTACTATCACTATATTCTTCAATGACTTTATCTTCAACAATCACATTTGTGACTGAGGGAGTACATAAACCTATTGTATCAGTGGAACAGTCTTGAGCCTTAGAATAAGAGAAGCATACTAAGAGCAATAAGACCAAAATCTTTAATTGCATCCCAATCCCCTTCTTCTTTAATTGGTTTTTGTTGTGTTTGTTCTAGAAGAACTGTTTTGTATTGACTACCTTCTGGAATTAATTTTTGTCCTTCTTCTGTTTGCCAAGCATCTAATGCATCAGAGCCGATAGATGACATATATGGGCAAGGAGTTCCACTCATAATCATGGCATCAAAAACACGATAGTCTTGACACAAAATACTAATAGCCGCGACTTTCATCTGCATACTATAAGCGCTACGCGCTAATTTAATTCTTTCACAGTTCAAGTCAGTAATTGTAGTGCCACCAGATGCACCGATATAAGGTAGTTGAATTGCACCAACGCTAGATGTCTTACATACATCACTATTGACTATATTGACTGCAGGGGAATTAGCAGTAGGTGGGGTATTATTAACTACAGTTGAACTAACTGTATTGGTTTCAGCTTTGACATTTGTAAAAATTGCAACTGAAACAAAGACAAATAAAATTGATGTTAATAGTTTCATTATCTCGCTACTATTGGAACACCTGATGATGTCACAAATGGGTTTGATGCGAATGACCAATACATATAAGTATCACTACCACCATTCCAATTCGTAGATGTAGTTCTTGGTTTAAAACCATTAGATAAAATATCAAAACTCACAGAAGAGCCTGCGCCATCTGAGTTAGCTTGTAATTGTTCATTGGTAGGATTAAATTGTCCTCTTGCACTATCAAATATATTCCAACCATTTAAAGCTGATAAACTTTTCATCATAACAAAAGCAGGTTTAAAGCCTGTATAGACGAATGTTCCGTCTGTGCTTCCATTACCTGTATAGCTACCAAATTTGGAATATCCTTCTATATCTGTAAAAATATAAGCAACATAAGTCGCACCAGAAGTATTAACATCTGCATTAGTGCCAACTGTAAATACAGATGTGGTTGGTGCAGTATCATTCCAATAAGTTCCATCACCTGCGTAAGCATTAGTGGTATTTATTTGCATATAATGGAATCTTGCATTTGCAGGTGTTAAAACTCCATTATGATACATAGCCCAATCATCTGCACCACTTCTTTTCTTTACTAGCATCATAGCAGGAACTTTGCCTAAGCCATGTCCAATCGTAGCATTACTTCCTGTTCCTGTATAAGTCACAATACTAAATCCGCTAGTTTGATTAGCTGATACTGTAGATGTGATTGTACCATCAGTATTAGAAGCAGTTGTATTTGAGCCTAACCAATTCCAAGTCACATAAGTATCGCCACTACCATTAATTCCTGAATCATTATCCATAGTAAAACCATCACTATCAAATGATTTTAATGAGTTTGTGTCTGCTAATTCTGCATTAGGATTATGGGTAAATAATCTTTTATTAGCACCTCTATTAATATCCCAAAGGTTATTCCCATCAGCACTATTTCTACCTTTGAGCCATACCCAATCAGGTTTAAAACCTACCCCTGTTATAGCATGGTTATTAGAGCCATTACCTGTAAACAAAACAGTATTAAAATAATCACTACCATCATCAATCGTAGGGGATAATTCAGTTGCTAGGTTTTGAGTACATAGTGCAAGATAGCCAGAGGGTGGTGCGTAGTAGAAATCACCGAAACCATTTTCATCTGAATTTCCTTGTGCAGTTTTATTTCCTGCAAAACTTCCTTCTTGTCCAAAGTTTACTACTATTCCATTAGTAGCATAATAACTACCTTGACCAAAACCCCAACCTAAACTTGCATCTATTCCACTATATGCTTGACCTTGACTAGAATTATTTTTATAAAAAGTTAAAGTTCCATTATCTAAATCTAATGCAGTTCCCATAATATCATTGGCACTATAACTAGAACCATAAGAATTATCTCTTGAACCATTATGTATTTTAGAACCACTACCATAAGAATCATATCCATAACCATTGATAGTAGTACCAGGATATGCTCCTGTTGCCTTTCCAGATGTGACAATACCTAATGCTCCTGCATCATTACCACTGTTAGTAATTAAGGTTTCCCAATACCATTTTCCTGATGTTGGAAATATTGTTCCCTCTGATTGTTTGTAAGCATTATCAGTATGTATAGCCTTTAAATTACCTTCAGATAATGGAGTATTAGAACTATTTGAGCCAACAGCACCTCTAACACTATTTAAAGTACAAAAGTTATTAGTAGGTGTGTCTGTTGTTTGGTCTGTAGATGCTAAATTAGTTGCAGTGAAATCATTATTGTTTCCACTTACATCATTTCCTAATGATGAACTGTCCTCAAAATCTAAATGAAATCCATTCGTGCCATAGCTACCAGAGTATGCTTTGGGTTTCCATATACCACTATCACTGTCAAATTCACCGAAGTCTGTAGGTGATAATTGTTGTCCATCTATGAAATGCCATTCTGCCATATAGCCGTCATAGTGTTCTGTGCCATTTTGTTGATTTCTTCCTATTTGATGTGCTTTTGTATTTTCATTAACAGGTGTATTTAGATTTAATGTCATAGTATTATTAGTATCAAAACTAGTTATTTGATTTCCATTGACATAAATTTTTATTCTATTATCTGCCGTGCCTTGAGTTGAATCTACTGCAACAATAATGTGATACCACGCTGATACATCTCTAAAAACTTGAGATGTCACTTTGTAAGTTGTTGCACCACCAACAACAACTAATTTTTCAGTTCCAAAAGTTCCAATAAAAAATCTACCTGTATCCGTTGAAGTTGATGTTCCTGCATCAAATAATTTAATACCACTTCCTGTCAAATTTCCTCTTTTTATCCAAAAAGAAGTAGTAAATTTTTGTCTATCTCCACCACTAGAATTAGTCCTTGTTAAATAAGCACTATCATCATCATTTAATCTTAGGGAATTATCAATACTATAAGCACCTGTGACTGCACTGTTCCCATCTAGAATAGGAAATGTCATTTATATCTCCTCTGGGAAACTTGCTAATGGTCTTGAGGTTGTATTTGTATCTTTGTCATATACCCAAGTGAATAAAGTTTTTAAAGCGTCAACATCAGAACATGCGTTAATTTGTGTTTCCATTTCATTTGATTTTGCTCTTACATTTGCTCTGTAAGTTGCAACATTACTTGGAACATCATAATCAGATACTTCAGTTGCTTTGACTACATGCCAATCAGTAGGGTTTAGAAGTCCACTTGCTTGTGCTTTAATTTTTTCAATCTCTAATGATTTTAGTCCTTTGACTTTTACATCACCAACAGAAACATCACTAGGTCTGTCATCATCATCATCTGCCCATAGAATATCTGCTAAAGGTTTTGCAGTTGCAGTGCCATAGCTTCCTGTGACAGTACCACTAGAATAGGCATAACTAACATTAGTATTGATATAGTAAGCTTCATCTTTTTGATTAGTTGTGTCCATGACGACTTCATATATGCCAATCGCTTCCCTCTCAGCGTTTGACCATAATGAAAAAATTGTTTTAGGATATTGATTATCACCAATGGTTATTCCCTTGCTTGAGTTTACTATTTTAACAAAAGCATTATCTTCTACTAGTGCAAACATTATGTAAGATTCAAACTCCTTCCTGTTTCATATAAATTTGTTCCGTTTGATTGAAAAACTATAATATCTCTAGCACTCGCAGTTGTAGTAAGTGTAGGTGCGGTTGCTGATGCAAACTTAAATACAGAGTTGAATGTAGCAGTTCTTGAGCCTGTACCATCTTGAATAATTATTAAAGCATAAAATGCACCATCAATAAGATTTGTAGGTGCTGCAAAAGTTCTATTACCTGCCATTGTGACTTGTGCTACTTGGATTGCTGATGTATCCCAGTTGATTGTTGCACCATCTGTTAATGTTCCTGTAGGTGAATAAGCTACATTATCAAATAATATTTTACCTGTTCCGTTAGGTGTAAACTGTATATTGCCATTTGAGGTAGATACAAACTGATTACCATTTACATCTAAATCACCGCCTAGTTGTGGTGTTGTATCTTCTACAACGTTTTGAATACCTGAACCTGCTAAAGCAGATACTGATGTAAAACTAAGAACACCAGAGCCATCTGTTTTTATAACTTGGTCTGCATCACCATCATTGTTAGGTAATGTTAATGTATATGATGCCGCCGCACTATGAGGAGGTCCTTTAATTATCACACCATGCGTATTAACCTCACAATTTAATTTAAACTGTCCTGCACCTTTGGTAGCATTACCTTTGAACACAGCAACACCTGAACCATTTGGGTCTATTTCTACATCACCATTACTTGTTGATACAATGTCATTTCCATTGACATCTAGGTTTCCACCAAGTTGAGGAGTGGTATCTGTCACGATATTTACGCCTGTGACTACACTATCTAAAAAATTTATTGTATTTGCTGAAGTATCTACTGTGGCTACTGAAATATCATCACTACCATCAAAGAATTTTATTTCTAAACTATTAGAGCCTGAGTTGGTCGTATCTAGCCACATAGTGCCTGTGGTTGCTGATGCAGGTCTTGATGTTCCAGAGTGCATGGAGTTTAATGCACCTAAAATATTATTTAATTCAGTTCTAAAAGCTGAGAAACCTTGATTAGCTATAGAAACGTCTGATACTTGGCTCATACTTGTTTTTTTACCTCATTATGATGAACTTTTCAACCCATGCCCAATGGCTACAAAATCAAAAGTTCTGTTTATATTACTACCACCTGAATTTTGAAATACAATATCAAAAGATGAAATTGACTTATTACTTATAGAATAAAAATCACCTGTTGCCATATTTTGTGCGGCAATACCAATACTAGGTATTGCAAAGAATGGATTAGTGAATGTAATTGTCTTTGTAGTTGTTCCACTCGCTACATCTTCTCCTGTTTCAGTTCTTTTCTGCATCTTAACATCAATAGATATTCCAGAAACAAATGCTCTAGTTTTATTGTTCTTATTAGCAAGTCTTAATTTAAATTTAAAATATCTTCCTTTAAAAGTAGTAGATGTATTCATTGGTTGAAATTCAGTAGCATTATCTAAAGATGTAGTTGATGTAGCTATCTGTAATTGCGCAGTAGCATTGGTAGGGTCATTACCATCAAAAGGTGCAGGTGCATCATCAAATAAAGCAACACCTCTACCATTATCAAATTGGTCATATGGGTCTTCTATTTGGTCTATTGTGATGCTTTTGATAAAAGAAACATCATAAATAGCTGATAAGGATAAACTTTGATTAAGAGTATAAAATCCCTCATCATCAATATTGCTATCTGCACTACCTAAATCAAAATTACCAGATGCACTATCAAAGTTTCCAGTCACATCATCAAAATCATTCTTGGTATCTAAAACTATAGATGTTGTGCTACTACTATCAGTCAAAGCTACATCAGCATCAAATGTACCTGCGGTAATATCTTCTGTTAATGTTTGGATATTTTTAAAACCCTCTGTAATTTCTGCAATATTAGAGAATATTATTGTTTCATTATTACTTTCGTTTCCAAGTTTATCTACTGCCTTTATTAAAAATGCACCACTTCTTATATTGGTTGTAATTGATGTACCAGATGTTCTAGGAACTTGTAGCCAATTTACTGATTTATTCCATTGTGCATTTGAAGTCACATTTTGATATCTAATCTCATAGAAAGATATATCTAAATCAATATTAGCATCCCAATTTAATTGCATTTGGGAACTACCAAGCATATTTACAGAAAAGTTTTTAACATCTGTTGGAGGCTCTGTAGCACCTACAATTTTTCTATCAGCGGTAATAAAAGCACTTGATACGCCTAAACTGTTGATTGCTTTGACACGCACATTATAAGTTCGGTCATCAATAACATTCAGTAATTCATAATTTAAATCATCACCTTGACCAACAACTTTAAAATTTGTTTCTGTATCTAGTTTTGCTTCTACTAAGTATTGACGGACAAAACTATCAGTGCTTGATGTAATATCTATATTTAATCTGGTAATGGTAATACCTTCGGCATATTCTATTAGTTCATCTGATAAGGTAATTGAAGCAGGGGGTTGAACTGTGAAAGGGTCTGGTAATGTAGTATCTGGCTCAACCGCTACTTCTGTTTGTGTTTCAAAGGTATAAAAACTATCTTGATGCTCTGTTAATGATAAAGAAACAGTGTAATTAGAATTGATTGCTAATCCTGCAACTCTAAAATTCTTAGCTGAAAAACCTGTTAAATCTTCTGTTAATGCAACAATATCACCTACTGCTAAATTCATAGCTTCATAGTTTGCAGTCAATGAAACTGCTAGACTATTTCTTGAACGTAATAAAACAAGTTTAGCCATTTCTCTAGCTTGGTAAGGTGATGTAATTGTAGGTAAATCTATTGCACCTTCTTGTAAGATATTGCCATCTTCAGTTAAATAAGTTGAATGGTTGGTGTCATAAACAATCGTATCACTTTGATAGTTCTTTTCAGGATTAATGAATGTAGCTTGAATTTTATTAAACTTAGAATTTTTCTTTTCTGATTGTATTTGTAAACCACCAATCACATTATTTTTATTTAATGTTAAAACTGATAAGCCTGTAGTTTCTACAACAAGTCTATATTTACCTTGCTGATAAGTTAATAAACCTCTCATACCTCGTAATAGGTTTTTAACATTATCTATAATTTTATTTGAAGTATCTAAAACGACATTTGTATCTATAAGATTAATTTGTGATGCACCTGAATAGGGAGTTATCTGTGTGGCACATACAGTAGATGCAGTATAGAAACTAGGTATATCTATATTTGCAATCGGAATACCTTTACCAAATCTTGTATCTGTTAAATAGTTTAGAAGAATAAATGCAGGATT